CAACGGTGAGGTCGTCGGTCAGCTCGAGGAAACGGAGGTTTATAGCTTCTGGGTTTCTGGTCTGTGCTCGCCGTGGCTTACATACGGCCAACGTGCTGCGTCTTACGTGCGCGCGGTGCGCAGCGGTGACCAGGAGCGCGTGCGCGCGATCATCAACACCGGTTTCGGTGAGTTGTATGCGCTCAAGGGCGATGCGGCGAAGCCGGAGGATCTGCGCGAGTCGCTTGGAGCGCCTTATCCATACGGCACGGCGCCGAAGGGCGTGCAGCGCATCTTCGTCACGGTTGACGTGCAGAAGGATCGCTTGCCGTTCGTTGTGCGCGGTTGGGGTTACGGCTTCGAGACATGGCTGATCGAATGCGGCGAGTTGTACGGGGCCGGCGAAACCGATCAGCGAGACGTCTGGGACCGCCTCGAAAAGCTGTGCATGCGCATCTACAACGGCATACCGGTTCACGTGGTCGGCGTCGACTCGGGCTTTCGCACCGACGTCGTTTACGACTGGTGCTTCAAGCACGGCGCCAATGCGTTTGCCATCAAGGGCATGGACTCGCCGCGCAAGATTTTCAACAAGAACGAGATCGAGTTCTCGCGCGTCGGCAGCAAGACGATCGCGAAGGTCGCGTTGTGGACGATCGCCGACAAGCACTTCAAGGCATGGGTGCACGGTCGGCTGAACCGTCCGCAAGATGAAATTGGCGCGTTCCATATCCCCGAAGGCGAGTGGGATTACGCCGCCGAGTATTGCCGCCAATTGGTTGCTGAGCAGCAATTGCGCTTGGCGTCAGGTCGCACGATCTGGATTGGCGGCAACAAGCAACACGATTTTCTGGACTGTGAAGCAATGCAGGCGTTTCTGGCGCATGCGAACGGTGTGCGCGATCTGCTGCCGCTCGACGCGCCAGCACCAGCGCCAGTTATTCACGCGCCGCAACGCCGGCACGTTGTCCGTTCACCTGGAGTGAGTGTTTATTGATATGGGCGTCTACACTGACCAACTCGCTGCGATTCGTGCTGCGAAAGCTGCCGTGCTCACCGGTGGACAAAACGTGCGATACAAGGATCGTCAGGTGACGATGGCCGACTATCGCGCGCTTTGCGACGACGAGAAGACGTACATGGCGCTCGCCGCGCAGGAGGCTCGCGCAGCTGCCGGCGGCGGCCGTCTCGGCTTGACATACATCACGCCGTAATGGGCTTCTTCGATCGCTTCCGCCTCGGCGTTCCTGCGCCGCAGATCACTGCTGGCGTGAATGAGCCGCCAGCGCGCGGCAGTGTGGACACGCGCTGGGTTGCTGCATCGCGCTTCATGCGCAGCATGCGCAGCTGGCTGCCGGTGATCGGCAGCGGCAAGACGGACCTGAATGCGGCGGAACAGCGCACGATGCGCGTCCGCTCGCGCGACGCTATTCGGAACCACCCGGTGGCGCGCGCAGCGATCACGCGCACGCGCACAAATATCGTCGGCACCGGATTGATGTGCCATCCGGCGATCGACTTCGAAGTTTTGGGCATCGACCCGATTGAAGCAGAGGAAATCAACAAACAGGCGCTCACGAATTTCCATCGGTGGGCGTCCGATCCAACTGAATGCGACGCTGAGGCGACGCTGAGCTTTTACGGACTGCAGGGGCTCTCTCTCGTATCGGCCATGTCGAGCGGAGATTGTCTTGCGACTACGCCAATGGTCACGCGGCCAGGTGGCGTTACGGCGTTGAAGGTGCAGCTTGTCGAAGCGGATCGCGTCGAGAACCCAAATAATGGGCCGAACAACGTGGCACTGTGGGATGGTGTCGCGATTGATCCGGAGCTTGGCGCACCGCTCGGCTACTGGATCCGCAGCAATCACCCTGGCGACCTAATCCCAGGCGCCGAGCTGCCGACGTGGACATACTTCGCTGCGTTTGGCGCCGAAACTGGCCGCCGGCGCGTGATGCATATCTGGAACGACAAGGAGCGTCCGGGACAGGTCCGTGGCGCGCCGTACCTCGCTCCGGTGCTTGAGCCGCTGAAGCAGCTCTCGCGATGGTCAGACAACGAGATGATGCGCGCGGTCGTTTCCGCGCTGTTCACCGTGTTCTTGAAACAAGCAGCGCCGCCTGCGCTGGATGCGAGCGGGCTGCCATTGCCGGCTTTCGGCGGTGCGAACCCGGAAATTATTCCCGGCTCCGATCCAAGCAGTTACGCGCCGCCGGCTAAGGCTGACGACGTTTCAATGGGCAATGGCGCCGTCGTCTCGCTGATGCCTGGCGAGGAGCCGGTATTCGCGAACCCGGCAACGCCCAATCAACAGTTCGATCCGTTCTTCGTGGCCTGCGTGAAGCAGATCGGCGCAGCGCTCGAGCTGCCGGTAGATGAATTGCTGCTCAGCTACCAATCAAGCTATAGCGCCGCGCGCGCAGCGATGTTGCAGGCATGGCGCTTCTATACCTTGCGGCGTGATCTGCTCGTCGAACAATTCTGTCAGCCGATTTACGGGCTCTGGATGGATGAGGAGGTCGCAAGCGGGCGCCTCTCACTACCAGGATACGGCGATCCGATCCGCCGGCGCGCGTGGTCTAACGCAATCTGGATCGGTCCGGCGCGCGGTTCAATGGACGAGTTCCAGGAAGCTCGCGCGGCGAAGGAGCGCATCAATATCGGCGTGAGCAATGAGGCCATCGAAACAGCGCAGATGACGGGCGAGTCATGGGATTCGGTCTACGCCCAGCGCTTGCGCGAGATCAACCGCCGCAAAGCGGATGGCACCTATACCTCTGGGCCGCCAACCGAAACGGTTCGTGTCAGCCCAGTCACCGATCCATCTGCGACGCCGAAAACGCCGAGCGACCCTGGTGCCGCTCCGCCGGATGGCGGCGACAGCGCGGTTGGAGAGAGTGACGGCGGCGGCACTGATGAAAGCGATACCGGAGGCAAGCAACCGTGATTAATGCATTCGATATCGCCTGCGCGCAGCACTGGTTGATTCTGCCGGAAGCGCTCGAAAAGATTCTTGCGATCGCGAACCGCGATTTTGATGCCGATGTGTTGGTGCGCGCGCGCGCTGACTGGGAGAACCGCAAGGCGCTCGCAACACAGCGCGGCGCGGCACTGGACGGCACACGCACGGTTGAGAAGCGTTCGAACGGCGTGGCCGTGGTTCCGGTTATCGGCCCGATCATGCGCTATTCGAACCTGATGACCGAAATCAGCGGCGCGCAGAGCCTCGCTACGTTCGCGCGTGACTTCACGACATCAATGTCCGATCCGAATATCAGTGCGATTGTGCTGAATGGCGACACTCCTGGTGGTGACGCGCGCGGCATCAATGAGGCCGCGATGATGATCGCCGATGCAGTCGCGAAGAACACGAAACCAATCCTCGCATATGCCGGCGCGACGCTGGCGAGCGCCGGGTATTGGGTGTTGGGCGCGGTCGGCAAGGGCGCTCTGACAATCGACCAGACCAGCGTGCTCGGCTCAATCGGCGTCGTCGCGACCGTGGAAGACACCACTGAGCGCGATGCGAAGACCGGTAAGCGCACATACGAAATCGTCAGCAGCAACGCGCCGAACAAACGCCCGAACGTCGCTACCGAGGCCGGGCGCGCGCAGTTTCAGGCGGTTGTCGATCAGCTCGAATCGACGTTTATCGCGTCAGTCGCGAAATACCGCGGCGTGACGACTGATGTCGTGAAATCAGATTTTGGCCGCGGTGGCGTCTTGGTCGGCGAAGCCGCGGTAAAGGCAGGTATGGCCGACCACATTGGCTCGCTCGAATCCACGATTGCGCGCGCGGCCGCACTTGCAAAAACCCGCACTTTTGGAGGCTACAAATGAAGAACATCAAGGTTTCGAACACCGACCAGCTGCGCACCGCGATCGAGGCCGGTTACACGAAGGACGAGATCGAGATCGTCGCTGTCGACAACACCGCAGCTATTGCCGCCGCGCGTAGGGAAGGTGTTGACGAAGGCAAGGCCGCTGGCATCACCGAGGGCAAGACGCTAGGCGCCCAGGCGGAACGCGATCGCATCGCGGCGATCAACGATCTTGCGCTGGAAGGTTTTGCGAAGGAACGCGATGAAGCGATCAAGACCGGCGCGTCTGTCGCTGACTTCGGCGTGGCGCAGTCGAAAGCAATGAAGGACCGCGGCCCGACTGCCAACATGGGAGCGATGCGCCGCGATGCACCCGCCGGCGCGCATGCAAACCAACCGAAAGACGACGATGGGAAAGCGGCCGAGGTGAAGTCCGGATGGGATCACGCGGTGGCGACCGTCAAGAAACAACTCCGAATCGCATGATTCGGTGCGCAACCTTCCCTCAACTTTTTTGGAGTAAGACATGACCACGATCAACGAAGGCTTGCACGCCGGCTGCTTCATCGTCTCCGAATCGGAGAAGAACCGCTCGCGTGATCAGATCACCATGAAGTCTGGCCAGGCCAAAATTGGCCCCGGCACTGTTCTCGGCGCAGTGCTCTCCGCTACGAACGCCACGGAGACGCACGCAGGTAACACTGGCAATGGTGCAATGGGCGCCATTACCGTGGGCGATGGCGCTCACACAGGTGTCTACACGCTGACCATCACCGCGGCGGCGACTAATGCGGGCTCGTTTCAGGTCGCCGATCCGAACGGCGATGTCGTTGGCAACGGTACTGTCGGCGTCGCTTTCGTCGGTGGCGGCCTGAGCTTTACGCTCGCCGACGGCTCGATAGATTTTGCTGCAGGCGACAAGTTCAAGATCACCGTCAGCACGATCACGAAGAAATACGTGCAGCTGAACCTGACCGGTGCGGATGGCAGCGAGGTTGCCTCAGGCATTCTGTTCGATACTACCGACGCTTCCTCGGCAGACACGCAGTGCGTCGCACTGGTGCGTGGCTGTCAGGTCAATGCCGCTGAGCTTACGTGGCCAGGTGGCATCACTGCCGCTCAGCAGGCCGTAGCGACGCAGCAGCTCGCGAATGCGGGCGTGCTCCTGCGCTAGAAGCCGTCACATCCAGAAGCAATAAGGGGCCCGCGCATGCGGGCCTTTTCTTTTTCAAGAACCGCTCGCCGTTAGGCGGCACCACCAAAGAGGAAATGGCAATGGCCGATATCGCACTTTTCAGCGGCGACGGTTTCTCCGAACAGCAATTGACCGCTGCTCTCGAAAACGTTCCCTATGTCCCGAACTGGCTCAGTTCGCTCAAACTGTTCGAGGAAAAACCACTGACCGGCACGAAGGCGATCGCGATTGAAAGTCGCGACAACGTCCTGACGCTCATTTCGACCTCACCTCGTGGCGCGCCAGTCAGCCAGCGTGCGAACGAGAACCGCGCGCTGCGCTACTTTGACACCGTGCGCGTCGCTCACGGCGATCAACTGCAGGCGTCCGAAATTCTCGGTATTCGCGCATTCGGCTCGACTACCGAGCTGATGAACGCGCAGGCGGAAACGCTGCGCCGCCTCGTTGCGGTTCGCCGCAATGTTCTGATGACGCACGAGTACCATCAGCTCGGCGCCGTGCAGGGCAAGGTTCTCGACGCCGATGGAACAACTGTGATCCGCGACTGGTATGCCGAATTCGGCGTCTCCCAGCCAGCGGAAGTCAGCTTCTCATTCACCACAGCGACCGCTGCTGCCGGAACGATCCGTGGCCAGTGCGATGCCATCTTGCGCGCCACTGCGCGTGCCGCGAAGGGTAGCTGGGTAGATGGCCAGAGCTACGTGGTCGGTCTTTGCTCGGACGTATTCTGGGATGCGCTCGTCAGTAACGCGGAAACGCGTGCGACCTATCTGAACCAGCAGGAAGCTAATCAGTTGCGCGGCGGGACTGCGTTCCAGCAGTTCAAATATGGTCCGATCCTGTTCGTCAACTACCGCGGAACAGACGACAATTCGACGGTCGCCGTGCCTTCTGGCAAGTGCAAGTTCTTCCCGGTGAATTGCCCCGACGTGTTCCAGGTCGCGCGCGGTCCAGGCGAGTCGTTCACGATGGCGCAGCAGCCGGGTCAGCCGTACTTCGCGATGGTCATCCCGGACCCGTCGGATCGCGATGCGTTCGTCGACATCGAGGTGTACAGCTACCCGCTGTACGTGTGCACGAAGCCGCTGATGCTTCAGCGCGGCGCGGCTGCGTAATCGTGGCCATTTGGAGCAACAAGAAACGGCCGGCCGAGCAATCGGCCGCGCCGTTCGCTGCGCTTGACGTTCGCGAGGATCTGACGCTGCCCGTTCTTACCGAGATTCGCGACCTTCTGAAAGAGCAGGTTGAAATCGGCCGCGAC